TAAACTTTCTTCACTCTCTTCAACTACGGGTGGAAACCCAAATTCCTTATACTTATCTATTTCATTTTCTTTCTCTTTTTCTTTCTCCTTCTCTTTAAGGTTTTTTGGGTTATCGTGGGTTATTTGGGTTTCTAAAAAACCACTTGGGTTATTTGGGTTATGTTGGGTTTCTTCTGTTAGTAACATTTTTTTAGGCCTACCACCCTTTTTACCATTCTCTTTATTTGCAGCAACCTTTGAATTGTATTTGTCCTCCATATTGTTTAAATTACCTTCAATACCAAACCAAAACCCTTGGAGTATTGCATCATCAAATGTTACTTCCTCACCATTCAACCATTTTCCAAATCCTTTAAATAATTTACCTGCTTGTTCATCTGTTAATCTTGGTAGTACATCAAACCAAGAACCTAAAATCATTAAATTTTTCATAGTTAGTTTTTGTTTTTTAAATACTCAGCAATGAGTTGGTTTATTTTTGAGCTCATAGTCATAAACTCTTTAGAACATTCATTTGCAAATTGTTCCTTGATTTCTGTGTTAACCGCAATATTTATTGTGGTATCTCTTTTTTTTGTTTTTTTCATTTTGATAATTTTATTTATTTATTTTGTATACTAATATATATCAACAAAAAAAGAAAAATACAGATTGTCTTTATATTTTAACAAAACATTAACTATAAAAAAACGAAACCCCACACTTTGATTGCTCAGGGAGTGCAGGGAATTGTGAAAAAAAAAATTATGGAAAAAAAGTTACATTAAATAAGAGCTTGGTTGTTGAAGAATACCAACAACACCATTATCTATTATCCATCGCAGTTCTTTTTCCACCCAACTAACGATTGATTCTTCGTTGTTATCATCAATACCACCAGCTAATAATCTTGCCATATGGAGCAATTCGTGGTTCAATGTTAATATATCCTCATATGTACCATTTAATCTTCTCCTATTGATAAATACATAGGGTTTAAACAATAAAGATAAGTTCTTATCCATTGGATGATAATTAGCCATACCAGCAATATAAGCATTTTCATCAGTATCAGGGTATAGTTCAGCAACTTCCCTCGTTAATCCGTGCAGTTCATCTGTCATAAAATAGTCAAACAAATCTACACTACTATTTCCTATCAATAAGGTATATGATTTTCTATTAATTATCTCCATGTTTTTCGTTATTAAATTCTTTTAGATTATTTTTTACACTTTTACCAAAATTTATCATATCCATAATATATCTAATCAACCCCTTTCCAAACATTACCTTCCAATTTTCATCAATTGATTTAATCTCAGCATATATCAATCCTAAACTAACCACTTTTGTTGAAAGATTATTAATAGGTATTAAATATTTAACAAATTCATTCAATAAGAATGTATCCAACATAAAGAATAATAATACCAATAAAGTATAACCTATCAACTTGGGTACAAATCCCCTCACAAAAGCTCTACTTGTCCATTTAACTGAACTACCTTGTTTTCGTTGTTTATTTATCCTACAATAAGCTGTAATGATGTCAAGGAATACAAACCCTAACACAACCAATAATATTCCAGCAGCGGGTGCAAAGAATGTTAATAGGGATAACCCTACACTCAATAAAAATTCATTTAATGTCTGTTTCATTGTTTTTTTGTTTTTTAGTAGAATAGTAATCCACTATCCCAACCATTTTTATTATTCGGCTTTATAATCCCATCATTATTAGTTTCATATTGGGGGAATAACGCCTCATTCATACATAAATACTTCACAATTCTTTTTTCGTAAAATTCTGCCCTATTTTCTGCGTTATGTATTAAAAATTTTAATTCACTAAAATCAGTTGGAGTGGAAAAATCATCACTCTGCTTTTGACTACCCTTATTCTTTATTTGAAAAGATAAGAATGGTAATGCCAATGCTAATCCTCTATAAGCCTCAGCAGGTTTAATATAATCTTGTACTAATGTCACCTCATCAGGTGTTAATGTCTGTGCTGTAAATGCTGAATATAAATAAGAATAAAACTCACTACCCAAAATGTCTTGGATATATAACTCCTCAGCCATTTGAACATTGGGCATCAAATCCTTATTATCCAAATTCCTACTGATGGGTAGGTTGTCCCTCATATATTGTTCGCTTACAAATAATGTTCTTGTTGCCATATTAGATTAAAATGTTAGTTTCGTTTAATGTGAATGTTGCTTTAACACTATTAGTCTTATAGAAGAAGTTAATAATATCATTCAATATTCTTTGATTGGGTTTTACAAATGTATTTTGAAATATTCTATATGCAATATCCAACTCAGCACCAGCACCCAAATTGCCAGGTACAGCAATACCCATAATGATTGGGTTAATTGTATGGGCAAAAGCAATGTTTTTAATGATTGTTTCATTCGTTACTTGGAAGTCATCACCTAATTGATTCCCTTGTAGTACTTCTATTTCAGGTAATAATTCCTTTCCGTGACTAAAAAATGTTAAAACCTTTCCTGCATTCTTAGCTCCTGTAAAACTTCTTTTTAAACTATGGATAAATTGTTGTTCTTCCTCCTTATTTGCAAGTTTCTCAGGGAATTTTAACACCACTGAGGGGTTAATACTATTCTCAATGTTAGACTTGTGATAATAAGATATTTGCCCATCTAAATACATCCAATTTACAGCATTAGCATACGATGGTTGAGTGTAATACTCCAAGCCAGGACTATAACCCTGCCATACATATAATTGTTCTTTTTCACTTTTATCATATGTATCAAAAGCTGGGATATAAACATAATTCTGTTGTCCAGCTCTTAATGATGCAGTCCAATCTTGGTTATAAGCATACTTCCTTACTTTACCATCAACCTTCTTCGTACTACGAATATTTGCAGGTTCAACTCTCTCTAATCTAATGATTTTTGTATGTTCATTATTCCAAGTCACCTTTATACAAATTCTATTTTGAATTAATAAGTCCGTAGTCAATTTATTAATGGTGTTTTCATCAAACATATATTCCATCTGTTTAATCATTATTAAATCAGCCTCAGTCGCACCAAACATAGGTGTTACACTCCAACCTCCACCGATTAAATTTAATCGTTTAAAATCCACAATAGACGCGTGAAAGGGTGATGAATAATATAAATTATTTAATATATTTGGATATTGGTTGTCTTCTCCAAAATATATGTAATTGCTATTTAATAATTCTGTGACAGCTGGGATGTTGTAATCATAATTCAACCCACTACCCTGTCTTGATATAGTATAAAATTTTTCGTGGTTATATGTATTACCCATAGGCAAAGTGATTATATCCACCTTATCTTTTTTTCTACCAAATTCAAATCCAAATATTTTCATATAATTATTTTTTTTATTTTATCTATATACCAATGGTATTGTTAAGTCCTCTCCAACAACAATAACCTTCCCCTGCTCAATTATATTGCCCGTAGTGGCACTTATACTCAATGTAATACCTGTTGATTCGTATATTGAATAATCCCACATACCAGAAGGGTTTAAATTGATTGTTGAAGCAGTCAAATTTACGAATGTTGTACCTGTTTCAATAATATCAAACTCATTATATCTACTCTTATATAACGAAGTATCAGCTCCAACAAAATTTACAACATTATTAAAGTCTGTTGTTGATGTAAAACTGAATAAGTAAAAGGGGTTTAACAATGTACTTTTTTCAGTCAATGTCAATATAACCTTATTCGTACTATTTTTATCAATATTAATCATTTTCAATTTTTATACTAATAAATATCATATTTCCCCTCTGTTAATTAAAAAAAAACTTTAACATAACTTTAACTATTTAAGTATAGACAATGTCAAAATAAAATATCTAATCCCGTATTTATTTGTATAAACAATAAATATGGGAGCAGGTAAATTTAAGAACGATTTAGCAATCGGGCAAGATGTTGAAATTATAGTATTAAACTATTTAAAAAGTATAGGGTGTGAGGTTATAGAAGAATTGAACACTAATAATAAATTTGATTTTAAAATAAAAACCCCCAAGAATGAGATACTCACATATGAAATCAAAAGTGATTATCAAATTACTCCAACAAATGACACTGGCAATATTTATATTGAATATCAAAGTCGTGGGAAAGATTCAGGTATTAGAACCTCTAATTCAAATTGGTATTGTTATTACTTCGTACATTTAAAGGAGGGTTGGTTCATCCAAACCAATAAATTGAAGGAATTATTAGCTGAGGACTATTTTATTAGTGGGTGTGCGATTGATGGAGATGGTAGTAAATCATATGGTTATTTAATACCAAGGGTACTACCCGAATATAAAGAAAAATTTATTGTAAAAAAATTTTAAAAAAATCTATACTTTTACAAAATTGATGATATTTATTATTGTATTGTTTATTGTTATATATATGAACTCTGTCTTCGCTCCCATAAGGCAGGGTTTTTTTTATGCGAAAAACCCCCGAACTATCTTGTAGTTGGGGGTTTTACTACCTCGGGAAGGTATTATATCACTATAGCGAATTAGATTACAGATAATACAACAGTCTCATCTACCTCAAACGCAGGTTCTGCTGATTCAGCAGTGAATGTTAGAGTATAACCATTCAAGTCAGCTTTAGCCGTACCTGAACCTCCACCACCACCAGTTAAATTCACTTTATCTTCGTTAAATCCAAATCCCCAATACAATCCATTACTATCCTTAACAATTACAGTTAAATCAGGTTGTCCTGATGCGATAAGTAATAGTGCTTGTCTTTTAACTGCCTCACGTCTTGCTAACTGAAGTGTTAAAGTTTGTGAATAGAATGTTGAACCATTAACTAAATCAATCGTAGGGACTTCTTCAAAGTTAGATGTATTCCTATTAAATTCAAACTCAACAAATGTAGTTGCGGCAGACATTGTAGCAGCAGTAATAACACCAGCACTTTCTGTAAAAGCAGTAACAAAGTCAGCAGGAGCAATGTAAAACTTTACAATACCACCCGCATTGTTATCACAGCTTTTTAATATACTTGTTAAACTATTACAAACAGCCATTTTATATTTATTTTTTTGTTTTTTATTTTTTGATGATGGGGGAGTCATTTACTCCCCCTTTAAAGTCCAATTATATTTAGAATGTGTAATAAACGATTTCACTACCGATTAAATAATCAACACCGAACTTAAATCTACCTGCAATTCTTAATGTATCAACAGCAGCTACATTCCACTGAGGAACAACTGTCACTGATTCGTAATCATCTAACAAGTCAGTCAATAACAAGAAGTTAGATTTTACACCACAAACCATTGTGTTAGTTGGTAAGCCAGGGCTCCATACTAATGGAATTCCTAAGAAGTTAGGTTCTTTTGCTCCAACATAATAAGCTTCGTTAGATGCAGCAGCAATTGCTTGTTGATATAATTTATAAACAGAAGTTGAAACATAAATAACCAAGTCAGGGTTACCGATAATTGTTTGTGGGATTAAATCATAAACTTTAGTGATTTCACCGATTACGTTTGCTAATGTAATACCAGTTGTACCTGTTACATCAATAACTGTAGCATCAGCAGCCAATTTAATTTGTAATCCATCACAAATGTTTTGAGGATAAGTAGCACCAGTTGCATCACCCTGCCATACAGCTAATTCAATATCATTCTGTACTTTTTTCTTAACTTGCTCTAACATATAGTTAGTAAATAACTCAGGTGCAACCTCACCTGTGTTTGAACCTGCTCTTAAATACTCACCCAAGAAGTTAGCTTCAAAAGTAGTAACACAAAGTTCCAATTGGAATTCTTTATCACAAACCTCAAAAGATTTTTGAGATAATGTACCTTCACCCGCAGGGCTCCAAGAACAACCAGCATCTTTGATTAATTCACCCGCATCATACTGAGGTAATTTAACTTTTGACTTTACGCCAGGTATTGTTCTAAATGTTTTAATTGTTGTTCCATCTAAAAGTGCTTCACTGAAAAAATCAACAGCATCTTTACCTTGATAAGTTGTGTTGTCAGTTATAGCAAACTTAAAATTTTTACCTAAACTTTTCATATTTTTGTTAATTTTTATTTATTTTTTTATTTCTATAATAATATATAGATATTGCGTTTATTTGTTAAGTGTTATGCTTGAGCTCCTCTAATTCTGTTTAGTTTAAACTTCAATTCATTCACCCTTGAAAATTCTTCCATTTCTTCTTCTTCAGCGTGTTTAGGCATATTACCCTCCAACATTTCAACTCTTGCTTGTAATTCACCGATTATTGCTCTCATCTCCTCAAAGATAGGATTAACAACAGCCATTACCTCTTCTGGGGTTACTTGATATTCAACTTTTTCAGTTTCCATTTGAGCCTCAGTTTCACTTGTAGCAGCAGTTCTTACTTCGTTGATATAACCTTCAGCATCAACAAAAATAGTTGTATCATCCTCAAGGATATATTCACCCTCTGGTGCTGATTCTCTTGTACCATCTTCTTTAATTAAATATACAGATGAACCAATTGCCATATCACCATCAATTGTAATCATATCACCACTCTTAAGTGTGTAGTCTCTAAAAATTAATTTTTTCATATTTGTTTTATTTTTATTTATTTTATTTAATTTAATACCAATTTTACCTATTTCAGCTATTACATCTGGGTTATCATCATAATGCTTATCTATACCCAATTCTTTAATCTTAATAACTTTTTCATTGTTTGAACCTGTTGCAAATATCCTTGAATGGGGTATATTATATTTATCAGTTATTTCCCAAATCTTACTTTCATCATTTCTTGCTGATATAACAAATATTTCATCACCATTATCAATTGCTTTTTGTAATAAATCTTTACCCTCACTCGTTGTCAATACACCATCAATATCAAAACTTATTTTAGCAAATGACATCTCAGCTCTTATTTGTTCTAACTTATTAGATGCCCATTCAATACCCTCAGTACCACCCCATCCTAACCAAGCAACATAACCTCTATCTTTCCAAGGTGTTCCTTTATATTCTTCAGCAATCTCACTATTCTGTTTGTGACGTTGAAAACCACTCATACGTGCAATAGTTTCCTCACTAATATTCTCACCATTACATAATTGATTTGCTCTAACCCATCCAACTTGTGTCATACCTTGTACTTCATCTCCGTGTTCATCCCTCCATCTTAACACTTTACAAGCATTCTCACTTGCCGCCTTGGGGTAATCATTGTATGATTCAAATGTCATTACATCTTGTGTTAGCTTTTGATACCTAACACCCTTATCAATAAGATATTGCCATACAGCAGCTCCTACTGATGGGGATTTACCTATAAACCATCTACCATATTCATTCTCACCCTCAGTAATACATTCAGCATCACCCAATACAATACTTTCAAAATCATCTTTATCTATTTGATAATATCTATATCTACTACCATCGTTGAAGGTTAAAATCAATTCTCCACTAACATCATTATATCTATAACTATCAACATTAGACGAAGCAACACCACCTTGGATTATTTCAAATTCTTTTTTAATTTGTGATAAACTCAACCCCATCATTCCCTCAATACTGAATCCTGTTTTATCACTTTCTTTAATTTTTTTCCAGTATTCTTTATCTGTAATTTTGACTTCAATAAAAAAAGTACCCACAGGTAAATCAGTAAATCCATACATTTGTGATTTGTCATTTATACTATCCTCAATAATCCAACTACCCTTTATAAATGCGGGTACAATTTCACTTGAATGTTCTAAATTAATTGGGAGTTGTTTTGGTTTTTGATTGAATTTATCAACCATTTTTTCTATTGTTTCTTTTTTAAATACAACATAATATTCTCCCAACTCATCATCATATCTGTATATAGGTAAATCGGGGATGATAGCTGGCCCCGCTATAATCTGTTTATCGTTATCATATTTGAACTCAAAACGCTTTTGTTCGTTATTGAAAGCTAAACCCTTAATCATAATAGCAGGGTTTTCAACCAGTGATATTAAATCAATACCACCATCTTCCATTTCATCAATCGTTATATAATATGTAGGTATAGTCTTTTCCATATTAATATATAATACAATAGTTTATTTGTTAAGTTTTAACTCCATCTCCATTGATAGGTGATTCAATATCAAAAGATAATTTGTATTTAGGATTCTATCATACTTTGTAATATCTCCGTTAGAAAGCCTGTATAATAAGAGTTCCCAATTCCATTTTCTAATTGACTTTTCTCTTGCAATTGCATCAGCTTCTTCTTTGCTTCGGTATCGTTTATTCTGTTCATTATTCTCGTTATCTTCTCCTCCATCGTCATCTCCGTTGAATAATAACCTATATTGTTCATCAATTCGCTTACGATGTGATAAAAAAAAACCACAATACCATATACATCCATTATATAAGCATTGTGTTGGAATAACTTAGCTCTACCCTCCAATTTAATATCATTATATGATTCAATTTCATAATCAAAATATTCATCACCCTCTTTAATAATTTTCCTATAAAAGATAGCAACCAAATAATGTAGATTATCAATTATATTACCATTCGTAATGTAGTGTTCAATATCAATCCATTCACCCAATGTTAGATTATGTAAATCCTTTTGAAAACCATATTTAACCCCATCCACCTCAATTATGTTTTTAAATTTAATGGTGGGTTCTTCCTCCATAAATTTAATGTTCTTTTGGATTTCATATAATGTATTCATTGGCATCTTATAAAAGATTGCCGAATCAGTATCAGTCAATATGGATAATAAATTGATGATTAACTTATATTGTCGTTCATCTTTATTATCCTCCAAATACTGGATATACTCTTGGTATTGTCCTAATTTAATCTCTTCCCAACTATCGGGGATTGTTAATCT